TGGTTAATCAACTTAATGAGCTTGAGTCATTACAAGATGAGCTTTTAGATCAAATAGAAGTTGTTAATAAAACTTCAGATGAATATCTAACTAAAGCATTTGAGCAAGGTCAAGATTCTATGGAAGCTTTGTTAAAGTGGGCTAGTAGTGAAGATACTGGTGCTTCTTCAATTAGTTTATTTAAACATATGCTTGGATTTGAAGATAATAGAAATGCAAGTCCAATGGATGCAGGCGATAGGGGTAGATGTATTAGGCTTTTAAATTTAATGCCTGAGTGGTGGGATAGACTTGATGAAATGGCTGAAAAACCATCAACACAATCCATAGTGTTTAATGGTGGAGGCTTAGATGTAGAAGAGCATGGATGGAAAGAGCAAATACCTTTAATTAGAAAGGAAGGTCTAAAATAATGAAAAAATGGGAATATTTAGAAATTCTTAGCTCTACTGATAATAGATTTGTTGGTCAAAATTTATCTAGTAAAGTTATTGATGTAGGTGTTGATGGATGGGAATTAGTGCAAATTATCCCTGAACAATACTATGATCCTAGAAAACATGGATCTTGCCCTGAGAGATGGATTTTTAAAAGAGAGATTCAAATAAATAATCCTCTTAGATCTGGAGTTGGAGCTTTAAAATGAAAATACTTTATTTTGATGTTGAGACTACTGGTTTAGATCCAAGCAAAGACTTCATTACTCAACTATCTGGTATTGTTGAAGTTGATGGTGAGATTGTAGAAGATTTTAATTTGTTTCTAAAACCTCCTAAAGGTACTCCTGTAAGTAAAGAAGCTTTAAAAGTAACAGGAAAAACAATAGATGATCTCCGGTCCTACCCTGAAGCTGAAGTAGGTTTTAAATTATTTAATGAGTTGCTTGCTAGGTATGTAACTGAGAATACTTGGAAAGCTAAGTTTTATCCGGCTGCCTATAATGGTTATTTTGATTTGCAGTTTGTTGATCAAATGTTTAAGCGACAATTTGGCTCTGAGAGTTGGTCCAAGTTTCAGAATTGGCAATTAATAGATCCATTACCGGTAGTTAGGTTGCTTTCGATGAATAAGCAGCTTGGTATATATGGTCATAAATTAGTTGATGTATGCAGGCATTTTGGTATAAGTATTGATGCTCATGATGCTTTATCAGACATTAGAGCTACAAGAGATCTTGTACAAGTACTTAAAAACGGCTTAAAATTAGATTTGTGGAACAGTAGTCAAGATAAAATTGAATAAAAGAAAGGTTCTATGGGAAAACTAACAAAAGATCAAAAAAAGAAAATGAAAGCTATCATTGGAGACTTTGAAGCCGAATTAGATGCACAAGATGGTAATGAAGCAATTGATTTAAAGACTGCTAAAGATATTGGTAAGAAGGTTTGGGCTTGTACTCCTGAGATAAAACTTAAAAGAGCTAATCAGGTTTTTGATCTTCAACTAACTGAGGATCAAACTAGAGGCGGTGTGATTAGAATTATCAGGACCGGTAGCAATAGGTTAAAGATATGCTCAATGGTAGAAACTAAATACTTAAATGATGGTGTTGCTGAGGCTAAGGCAGAAAGAAAAGCTAAGGACCAAGAAGAACTTGAAAAAGTTGCTGAAGAGTTAAAGAAAAAGAAGAAAAAATAATATGTATGTACCTAAGATACCTCACTTTAATGATCCTTATGATCGAGAGTGGCTTGTTATTGTAGGGATTTTCTTTATGGTCCTAATTGCAATTGGCTTGCTAAATCTAATTATAGATGCGTTTATCTATTGATTCTGCTATATTGATAGTGTATGCCTAACAAAAAAGGAACGGGCAAGGTCCAAACTCCTAAGAAGGCAAAACGCATAATCAAGATTAAGCGCAAATCTTCTGTAGTTTCACCTCCCAAAAAAAAAGAAATTGTAAAAGCTAAAAATACTATCGGTAATGGTGGATTTGTTTTTAAAGGTTTAGATGGTGAAAAATATTCACTTACTCTTCAACAAAAAGAATTTGTAGAGCATTACATGACTAATAGAGGTAATGGTGTCGAAGCTATTATTGATGCAGGTTATGATGTTTGGAAGCGTGATAGAGATGGAAATAAACTTTTTCCTAATAGAAAGCTAGCTGCAGTAATGGCTTCAGAAAACTTAATAAAACCTAACATAGCGGCTTATGTAACTATTTTGTTGGACCAATACGGCTATGATGATACTAATGCTGAGAAACAACATTTATTTTTAATAAATCAATATGGAGATTTAAAAACAAAAGCTAAGGCTTTAGATATGTTTTTTAAGATTAAAGGTAAGTATGCACCAGAGCAACATGAGCATAAATTAGATCAAGAAATTACTGAAGCTTTAAGTAAAGTAGCTTCATTAGTTAAATAATATGGCTAAGATTAGAGCAGCTACAATTAAAACTCTTGCCTTTTATGATTTTAAGGATGATACAGGTGAGTCTATTCATTGGTATCCTGGTCAGCTTGAAATTATTGATTGTATTCTTCATCGTAAATCTATACCAACACTTGAATTTCCTAATGGAAAGAATCGTGTAGAGATTATTGCTCTTACTCAGTATGGAAAATCACTTGCAGTTGCTGCAGGTATTCTAATTCGTGTTGTACCTAGACCTGAAAAGTGGGCGATTGTTGCAGGTACTCAAGAAAAAGCGCAGATTATTATGGATTATGTGATCATGCTTGCTACTAACAATGCTTTGATTCGTACTCAATTAAAGGTTTCTGAGCCTCTTGATCGTCTTAGAATGAGCAAAAGTAAAACTAGAATCATGTTTGCTAAGAAGGGTGAAGTGCGTGTTTATTCTGCTGAAGCAAGTAGAATTAATAAGGTTTCTAAAGCTTTGATGGGTTTTGGTAGTCCTAATGTTGTTGAAGATGAATCTGCATTAATTAATGACAAGCTACAGTCTACAGTTACCCGTATGCTTGGTGCTAATCCTCATGATAACTTTATGGTCAAGATTGGCAATCCATTTGAGCGTAATCACTTCTTGCGTACTTGGCGTAGTCCTAGATATGCAAGGATCTTTATTGATTACAAGCGTGCAATTCGTGAGGGGCGCATGACTGAAGAGTTTATTGAAGAGCAAAAAGAAGAAGATCCTTTAATGTTTGATATTAACTATGCTTGTAAGTTTCCGCCTCAGAGTGCTATTGATCCTTCTGGTTGGATGTATTTATTCTCTGATGAAGATATTGAGAAGGCTATTAATCGTGATCTGATTCCTAAAGGTACTAGGCGCTTAGGTGTTGATGTGGCTAGAGGTGGTCGTGATAGTAATGTAATTGTTTTAAGACAAGATAACTTTGCTAAGTTAATCAAGAAGTTTCAACTACAGACTAGAAATAAAGGCGGTAAAGATACTTTAATTATGGTAGCTGAAGAAATCTTAAATGCGATGCGCGAGTATGGTATCTTTCCTGAAGATGTTTTTATTGATGATGGTGGTGTAGGTGGCGGTGTTACTGATTATCTTGATGCGGTCTTAGGTATTACAATTAATCCTGTTAATTTTGGATCTTCACCTTCAGATTTAAATAAAGATAAGTTTGCTAATAAGCGTGCTGAGATTTATGCAAGTGATGTAGGGTTACATAATTGGTTAAAGCATGGCGGTAAATTAGAAAATCATAAAGGTTGGTATGAGGCTACTAATATTCGCTATCGTCATAACTATAAAGGTCAAGTATTATTAGAGAGTAAAGATGATATGCGCAAAAGAGGTTTAAATAGTCCAGATATTCTAGATGCTTTAGCTACTACTTTTGCAGAAACGAGTCGAAAAGTATATCATGGTGTCAGTAACGAGGCAATAAAAGCCGGTGGCGTTAGTTATATATAGGGATTTTAATCGTATGATTCCAAATAAAGACACAATCAAAATGATGGTAGATCGAGAAAAGTCATCTGCTTTTGAGTGGCAGAAGCGCAGACATAGCGATTGGACCGAAAACTATACACTAGGTAGAGACAAAGTTATTGTTAATCGTTTGACTCAAAGACAATCTATTAATGTGCCTTTGATGAAACAAACTATTAAGACGATCATGGCTAAGACTGATGATCTGCCTGAAGTAGTGTTTGAGAATTTAGATAATGATAAGCAGGCTGAACTTTATTTAAATGAGCGTTGGAAAGCTGATGCCAAAAGAAATAAAGTAGAAATTAAAGATATTGTAGATAAAAAACAAGTCTTTGGTTATGGTAGAACCTTTAAGAAATTGAATATTCGTGATGGTCAATTTGTTTTTAGTATTGAAGATGTATTTGATATGTTAGTTGATCGCTATGGTGATCCAACTGATTTAGATAGTTATCATTATGTTTGTCATCAACATATTTTTAGAAGATTAGCTGATGTAGCTTTGAATCCTAATTATGATTTGATGGAAATTAATGAGATTAAAAAATATTTTGCAGGTCAAAGAGGTGTGCAGACTTCATCTGAGAATGAAGAAAGCTTACGCTATAAGAATGATCGCATGCGACAAATGGGTGTAGTTGATATTGATACTCCTGAAGTTGGTGAAACAATTGTAGAGCTTAATGAACATTACATTAGACTTTATGATAGTGATACTAGAGTTGATCAATTCTATTTAGTAGTAACTGGTATATCTAGTGTTAGTCATGTTTTGATGTGCAAACCTCTTGAAGAAGTGATTGGCATGACTGCTGATCATTATTGGAGAGATCATTTACCATTCAGTACTTGGGCTGATGATATTGAAAGAATTGATTTCTGGTCCGATTCTATTAGTGACATTGTTAGAACTCCTAACAAAGTTGTTAATGCTTGGATTGCTCAGTTGGTAGAGAATAGAACCTTGCGTAATTTTAATCCTCACTTTTATAACTCTTCTGCTCCAAATGCTAAAAATTGGTCTCCTCAGACTTTTGAAGCTATGGCTTGGGGCTTTTATCCTGTACCTGGTGATCCAAACACTTTGCTTAAGCAAATTCAGATTAATGATTTATCAGAGTCTCTAGATGAATTGAAGTTTTTAATGGATCTAGTAGAGCGTGCAACTGCAGCTACTGCAGTACAGCAAGGTGCTACAGAATCTAGGAAAGTAACTCTTGGTGAAGTGCAGCTTGCTTTTGCTAATGCTCAAGAGCGTATCAGCTCTATTTCTAAGTTTTATAATGAATCATGGCAAGACTTTGCATTTAGATATTGTAAGATGCTAGAGGCTGCAGGTGATAAGTTAAGTCCTATTACTTTATACAAAAAATCTTTCAAGGGTAATATGTTTAAGAAAACTATTACGACAAAAGATCATATTTCTAGAGAAGGCTACAATGTTAAAGTAGTTTCTAAGGCTGAAAAAGAAGAGCGTGAGATTAATCAGCTTCAATCGATTGATGCTGCTCAAAAGAATATACCAGGTAATGCACCTCTTACTAAGATTTGGAAAAAGAGAATGTTGGATTTGGCTGATTTAAGTCAAGATGAAGCAAAAGAAGTTATGGATTTTGAAGAGCAAAAAGAGAAGATGATGACTGAAGGTGCTGATGTTAATCCTGATCTTAACAATATGGATCTAACCGGTAAGCCTATGCTAGCTGATACAGGCAAAGCAATCGGTCCTAATACACAAAGATTAATGCAATCACTTCAAGGAGGTCAACAATTACAAGCGTAAAAAGGAGTAACGACTTATGAGTTTTATTGAAGATACTTTAAAAAGGTTAGGTGTAGATTCTTATGAGGACATGACTGAAGCTGAGAAAGCAACTTATGATAGTTGGCTTACGCAGATGTCTAAGGATATTACAGTTAATGATATTCGAGATAATATACGAGGCATGCAAAACTCAGTTATTCTTGAGTTATCTGAAGAGCCAGAGTTTATTTATAGTAAGATCTTTCCATTTTTAAAGATACAAAATCCTAAAAATGTTTATCTAAAAGCTAGGCTTAAAAACTATTTAATGCTTAGTGCTTTTCTAAGTTCTCCAGAAGAAGCAAGAAAGACTATTGAAAGAAATTTGCAACAACTTAAGTAAGCATGTATTATGATTATTAAGTAACAGTTATAAGGCAAAATATGAATCCAGAAGCAAAGAAAAGATTAATAAGTATATTGGCAAAAGATGACTCTTCTATTGAAGCTCATGATTTGAGATTTCTTCGTGCAAGATCTTCTTATTTAACTAAAGAACAAGCAGAAAGAGTTAATCGCTTGATTAATGCTAATTCAATTGAAGGATTAAAAGCAATTCCTAAAGGTTTAATTAAAACTCTTGGTCAAGTTGTAGAAGATGAAGTTGAAGAAGTAATTGAAGAGCCAGTTGTTGAAGCTCCAATTGAGGCAGGTGATGAGGTTGAGATTGATGATGTGCCTGCAGATGATAGCGGTGAAGTTGAGATTATTGAGGATGAAGATGATGTTACTACTGTTGAGGGTGATGAAGTTGATCTTGACGAAATGAGTCTAGAGCAGTTGAAATCAGTAGCTAAAGAGCTAGGAGTTAAAGGCGTGCATTTTTATAAAGATGCTGATGCGCTTCGTGAGAAAATTTTATCTACTTATGAAACTAGTAATGAAGGAATCAAATCTGCTGAAGCAGAAACTGTTACTGAACAAGAGTAGTAAAATTTATTATTAATAACCAAACCCTAATAAGAAAGGACGGTTTATATGGCATTATTTACAGACAATGATCGCAGTAAAGTCGATGAAGAGCTTGACCTAGAGGACAAGGATATTCTTGATGATGAAGAAGATCTTGATAAAGATAAAGATGAGGATGTTGATCAAGATGATGATTCTAAAGATCAAAATAAGGATGATGATAAAAAGAAAGCTGATGAAGATCAGAAGCCTAAAGTCAAACCTGAAGAGACTGTTGAATATTGGAAAGAAAAATTTGGTCATTCTACAAGAGAAGCTCAATTAATTGCAGAGCGTGAAAGAGTAGCTAATCAGAAGCTTGAAGAGCTAACTAAGCCTAAAGAAATTACTGATGAAGTAATGAAAGAAAAATATCCTGATTGGGATAATTACGATGATGCAGTTAAGGCTACCCTCAAGAATCAGATTAAACTTGAGCAAGAGGTTACTAATTTAAAACAAAGTCAAAGTGAATATCTCAACGAGCGTAAGTGGGAAAATCAAGTTAAAAGTTTCTTAGATGAAAATGAAGAGACTGAGATTTATTCTATTAAAGATAAAGATGCTTTTAGAAAATTCTGTAATAGAGCTGATCGTAAAGGCATGAATCTTGATATTCTAGCTAAAGCTTATTTGTTTGAAGCTAAAGATGAAGATAAGCCTGCACCTAAGAAGGGATCAATGCTAGAAAATGGTAGCGGTCAGGGTGCGAGTAAAAAGCATACTACAGATAAAAAAGAATATACTGCTGAAGATGCTAAGAGACTTCGTGAAAATAATCCTAAAGAATATGAGCGCTTAATTAAATCTGGTGCGCTTGATATTAAAATATAGTAATTAAAAGCGTGAGTAACGGCACGCTTATTTTTGTTTCCAATAACTAAACTTCCATTTGACAAACATAATTAGAGTGATCTATCATTATGTTGAATCTGCCTAACTCCTAATGCGTAGCATGATCGGACCGGCTTACATTAATTAAGTATTAGTACTTACACAATTAGTAAGCTAAAAAAAGGAGTCCGACATATGTCAGATTACGCAACAAACCTCTCAGAAGGATTTGCCCAAAAAATAGTAAAAATTTACTTCGAGCGTTCGGTAGCTGATGAAATTGCTAACCACGATTACGAAGGTGAAATTAAAGATCAACAATCTAAAGTCAACATTTTGACTTTTGGTGCTTTAGAGCTTCGTGATTACACAGGCGCTGATATGGCTGATGCTGATGATCCACAAGAATCAGTCGGTGTGCTTGAGACTACACAAAAGAAAGTGTACTACTTCAAGATTAAATCTTTGGATAAGTTTAAATCTTGGATCAAAAACCCAGAGGGTACTTTGATTGATACACTTGCTAAGAAAACCAAACAGGTCATCGACACTTATGTGCTTGGTTTGCACGCTGATGTTGCTGCAGGTAATAGAGTCGGTACAGATTATGTGACTGGTACTGTTGAAATTGCTGCTACAACTGGTGAAGTAACTGGTACTTCTACTGTAGTTACTGCTGCTATGGTTGGTAAAGGCTTTTGGGCTGAAGGTCTAGAAGATGCTGAAGGCAAAAAAGTTTGGTATAGAATTAAATCAAGAGCTTCAAATACCTCGTTTGTTATTGAAGATGACAAAGATGATGAAACCTCTGCTTACACAGGTGGTGCAATCTCTGCCGGTGCAGCTATCATTATTCAAGCCAACACTAAAGTGCAAGTTACCAAAGACACTATTTACGCTAAGATCGTAGCTCTTGGTGAGAAACTTGATGAAGCTGAAATCCCTGAAGATGACAGATGGTTAGTTGTGCCTCCAAAGATTCACACTCTCTTGGTCCAAGCCGGTGAATTAACCCCTGCTATCAGCGAAGCTTACCAAAGCGTAGTCAAAAAAGGCTATGTTGGTGATGTCGCAGGTTTCATGGTCTTTAAATCAAACAGAGTTGCAGGTAACAATGATGATGGCTTCCATGTCTTGGCTGGTCACAAATCTTGGGTTACTTTAGCTATGGGTTTTGTTGAAACTGGAATTGAAGATTTACAAAAGAACTTCGGTAAAGCCTACAAGGGCTTGACAGTTTACGGCGCTAAAGTCGTAGATGAACGCAGAAAAGCTGCTGCTGAACTCTTCTGTTATGTCTAAATAATAGTTAATAAGTGAATATGAGGGTGCGGTAGGTCTAACAAGACTTACTGCACCTTCGACTAAAGGGAAAACCTATGTCTTTTGTAACAAAAAGTGATTTACCTGTATCGGTAATAGAAAGATTAGTAGCTATCAATGCTATTTCTTCAGATTTAAGAACTGCTGCAGATGCAGCTTTTTTAGCGGCTAGGCTTCCCTACTTAACTAATCAAGTTTTACTCAGAGATGAAAGTGAATTAATTGTTATTGCCTCTGGCAATACTGTACCAACTGGTGAAGATGGTTTTAAAGTTGGTGCTTTATTTATTGATGTAGATAGTACTGCTATTTATTACAATTCTGGTACTACCTCTTCTGCTACATGGAACAACTTAAATAGTATTTCAAGTGCTGAAATTGCAGCCGGTGCAGTAGATGCAGATGCTTTAGCTTCAGCTATTGATTTAGCAGGCAAGGCTTTAACAAGTCTTTCTATTGAAGAAGGTACACCTGTTAATGCAGTTGCTGCTACTCAAATCTTAGAATTAACTGGCGTAATTGTGCCAGGTTCTCATGCTGAAAGTGTTGTTACTGCTAATACTATTTTAGATGGTGATACTCTAACTATTGGTGAAACAGTTTATAGATTTAAGACTACTCCTGCTCAAGCTTATGATGTTGATTTAGGTGCTAATGATGCAGAGGCTCTTGATAACTTAAAAGCTGCTATCAATGCTACAGGTACTGAAGGTGTTGAATATTTTGCAGGTACACTTGTTCATCCAAGTGTTGTAGCTACTGATAATGCTGCTACTACTCAAAAAGTTGTAGCTAGAGTGCCTGGTACTGCTGCTAATGCTTTAGCAACTACTTCTAGCGGTGCTACTTTAGCTTGGGCTGACACAACTCTAGGCGGTGGAACTGGTGATAGTAATCCTGGTGTAGCTCCTGAAACAGTTACAATTGATAGTGTTGTTTACAGCTTTGTAGATGTTTTATCTGAAACTAATGGTGCTGATGCAATTGCTAATCAAGTCTTGTTTGGCGCTAATAGTGCTGCTGCTTTAGATAATCTCAAGTTAGCAATTAATGCCGGTGCAACTGAAGGTACAAACTATAGTACTGGTACAGTAGTCCATCCTACAGTTACTGCCACTACTAATGAAGATGTTTCTCAAGTAGTTGCTGCTAAAGTTAAAGGTACTGCTGCTGAATCAATTGCAGTTGATGATACTTTAAGTAATGGTGCTTGGGCTGACACAACTCTAGCAAATGGTGTAGATGGCACAGTTGGAAATGAAAGAGAAATTTTAGTAGATTCAAGTTATTTATATATGGCAGTTGCTGCTAACACAGTAGCTGATGCGAACTGGCGTAGAGTCAGTTTAGGGAGTGCTTACTAATATGAACGCAGTTAAACTTATACCATCAATTATTGATAAACTTTATGCTTCAGTAGTTTTAACTTCTGATGAAACTAATGTTGCTGAAGATGAAACAGTTACAGTAGGTAGTATTGTTTATACTTTTAAAGATGAGCCTGCTGAGGCTTATGAAGTTGAGGTTGGTGCTGATGCTGATACTTCTCTTCAAAACTTAGCTGATGCGATTAATGGTGATCTTGTAGGTACTGATGCTCATCCTCTTGTGACTTCAGGAGATGTGACTGCTCATGCGATTACTTTAACTGCTATCAATATTGGTTATGCGGCTAACTCAATTGCTTCTACTGATACTTCAGATCACTTATCTTTTGCTACTGCAACTTTAGCAGGTGGTGTAGGTGGTCCATTAAAAGAAATCAAAATTAATGGTGATGCAAATGGTGATACTGTTTACTCAGATCCTATTGATATGGGCAACTATAGTGAAGCTATTGCATTTTTAAATGTGACTGCTCATGCAGGTACTTCACCTACTCTAGATGTTAGTTTTGAATTTTCACCAGATGGTATTACTTGGATGGCTTCAGGTGATGCTTTTGCTCAAGTTACTGAAACTGATGCTATGATCCTGAAGAGATTAACGGCTAATTTCGGTCAATTTGTGCGCGTGAAGCTCGTTACAGCCGGTACAAGTCCTTCTTACACTTTGTCATTATATCTAATAGCTAAAGGAGTAAATTAATATGGCAGCAACAGTCTCAATCGCAGAATCAAATGGTGCAGGCGAAACAGTTACAGCTTCAATCACTAATACCAACATGGGTAATACTGATGCAGTTAATTTAGATCCTGTAGCTTATCCTGTTACTCCTGGCGAAAGAACTTATGCCAAGTATCAAAGATTCAATGTTACTAATATGGGTGGTTCATCTGCTATTAATAACTTAAAGGTTTGGAGAACAAGCGCTTTAGGTGGATCTGCTACTCATGTTACTAATGCTAGAGAAACTTCATATGGTGGCGCTGCAACTTATGCTACACCTGTAAAAACGGCTATTACTGGTGCTGATCAAGCTATGCCTACTTCTGCTCCTACCGGTGCTAATTTAGGTATTGGAGGTTCTCTAAGTGGCTCTTTAACTGATGTCGGTTATTCTGATTATCTAATTCATCAAATTGTTACTGATGCCGGTGATACTGCAGGTTCGACTTCTACAATGAATTATCAATATGATGAGGTAGCTTAATATTAAAAAAGAAAGGTCAATACAATGACTATGCAAGACAATACAATGTACAAATTTTTAAGAGATGGTAAAGAAGAATTAGTGAAGCCTGAGCTATGGAGATGGCAGGCTTATTTTAATGATGGCTCTATTCTTGAGCAGTTTGATCAAGATGGTATTTTTCATCAATTTAAAGAAATAGATCAGTCTAAGCTAGTTGCTTTTAAAATGGTTTCACCTCATTTTAGTCAGGTTTATGCAGTACCTTTTGATCCAAGTAGAATGAAACTAATTCATTTTTACAAGCGATTTGGTTTTGCAGTTGGTACACCTCAATTTAGAGAATTAACATTATATTGTTTCGGATACGAATCGAAAGGAGTTAAACATCTAATGGTGATCGTTCCAAGTGGCGAAGTCATCATGTGCGAAGATCCTAACATCATTGATGTTGACTAAAAAATTATGGCAGATGCAAAAATTACAGCACTAACAGAACTTACTTCAGCAGATGGCGCAGATCTTTTAGCAGTCGTTGATGATGTAGCCGGAACTCCTACGACTAAAAAGATTACCTTGACTAATATTGCTGCTTGGCTGGCTGCTTTGACTCAAACTCTAACTAATAAGACTTTAACTAGTCCAATAATCACTGGAGGTATGTCATGGAATGGCTGGATACCCACCTCAGCCCTCACTCGTGTTTCAGATACTACCGCTACTCTAGTGGGAGACTGGACTGACCGAATACAAAAAGGGGATAAATTATGGTGGCTGTCTAACTCTGCAAGTAGATGGAATTATGTGGTTGCTATTTCTTATTCTGCTGGCACTGGACTGACCACTATTACAATCACAAGTGGATATGTTTCTAGTGCCAATGATTCAAGATTTGAGAGTGGACATTCTTTAACTGCTCCATATATCTCTCATGGTGGTGGAGTGGGGCATCCTGATGTTATGAGTTTTGATCCAACCTTAACAGGATTCTCCGCTAATCCAACATTTACGGCTTCTTTTAGTATTAAAGGATTGATGTGTCAGTATCGCTTTACTTGCTCTACTAACGGAACTAGCAATGCGACTGGTTTTGATGTCAGCTTGCCAGTTACAAGTGGCGGTTTATTGTGGAAAGTTGTTTCTCAAGTAGTTGATAATAATGTTGTTCAAGTTGGGATAGGATATATTGCTACTGGTACTCCAACAGTTGTTAGACTTAAAGCCACTATTGCTGAGGCTAATTTTACAAGTAGCGGAAATAAATCAGCTAACTTTGAGATATTTTATAGCATCTAACCTATGCCAATCATTAAAACAAAATCAGGAATTAAATACTAACCCCTCATGATCACTCATGAAATATAACTACCAAGCTAAATATGTATGTCAGATTATTTTATCTTACTAGAAACTGGCGACAAACTTCTTCAAGAGAATGGAGATAGTCTTAGTATTGATGGGATAAGCTATTCTACTGTTACTAAATCTGCAACTTATGGTGTTTTAACTACTCCGGCTGCTTCTACTAAGTCAGCTAAATACACTGTTCGTGGTCCTCCTGTTTCTATAACTAAATCTCTTGAATACGCTAATTTAGTTGTTACATCAATTACTAAAGGTTTAATTTACGATGTTACTGTAACTAGCTTAGTAAGAATTGAAAAATCCTTAAAATATACTGTCTTAACTACCCCTTCTGCTTTAACTAAGTCTTTAAAATACTGTATTTTAGTTGTTTCTAATCAGATTACTAAAAGTCTTAAATATAGTATTTCATCTCCTATCTCTATCACTAAATCTCTCAAGTATAGTGTTTTAAAATCTATAAGTGTTACTAAAAGTTTAAAGTACACAGTTTTATCAACTCCTTCAGCAATAACTAAATCTTTAACTTACGCAGTATTGCTAAGTGATAGTTTAACAAAATCTCTTCAGTATGCAGTTAAGCCAACTACTTCAATTACTAAAGACTTAACTTATGGAATTAAGCCTGTAATTACTATTACTAAAACTCTTAGATATAAGATTGCAGACTTTTTACTTCAAGAAAATGGTGATTTCTTACTTCAAGAAAATGGTGATCGAATCTTAATTGATAATTTAATCAGGGAGATGCACATCACCAAATCTCTTCAATATGGTGTTATAAAAATCATAGGAACTTTAGATAAAGAATTAAAGTATTCAATACTAACTACTCAGTTAATTGAGAAGCAGTTTAAATACACAATTCTTCAGCCTACTTCAGCAATAACTAAATTACTTGGTTACGCAATCATCAAGGATGGTTATATTTACACTTACTCAGAGAGGGCAACTGTTCATTCAGATAGTTATGAAGAGAAAGGTACTACTCACGATGATCAATACCCTGCTCAAGACACAAGTCATAGTGATGTTTATAGTGCTAGAGATACAGTCTATAATGAGAATTATCAATATACTGAAAGAGGTAACGAATATACAGATCAATACTAAGGAGTTAAAAATATGCCTCAAGCATTTATACTAAAATATTTTAACGGTGGAATCTCAGACTATGAAGATAAGGGTGTGCGTGGTGCATTTAAAGATGGCAAGGCTCTAAGCATTAGAAGGCGTAAAGACAGTTTGTATTGCAATCAAGCTCTGATTAACATAGATAGTACTGAAACTCCTGTAATTGACCAGATAGTGCGCTTTAAAGTAATAGCAAGTGATGGCAATACCTATTTCTTTGGAACTTCAAAGATCTATAAATACACTTCAGCCGGTGCGCTTAGTCTTGTTTATACTGATCCTGATGGTCAAATTGCCGGTGCTGCTGAATGGTGGATTTCAAATGGTAAGAAGTATTTATTTTGGGCTACCTCAACTAAGTTAAAGTGTAAAGAAATTCCTGGTACTAATTGGACAACTGAGGTAAATGCTAATGTTGTTGTAGGTGCTACTACTTACACTTATCCTAAGACTAATCTAACTGCTGCTACTTGGCATACTATGACTATGGCTAATGGTGCGCTGATGATTTGTAATGGTAATTATTTAGCTATGGTTGGTTGGGATGGAAGCTACACTAACGAAGCGCTTAGATTACTACCTGATCACAAGGCTAAAGCGATTATTGATCGTGATGATTATGTGATAGTAGCTAGCGAAACTTTCTCAGGTAGAAAAAATGCCGCATTATTCTTATGGGAATCTGGATCGCTTAATTATTTAAAGAAAAAGAAAATTCCGGCTGCTAAGATCAATGCTTTGATTGATGGTGAGATCATGCTGATGCAAGGTGATGATGATGGTGAAATCTTCTTTTCAGACTTTGTTAATTATTTGCCGGTTATTTCTTTCCCTTCAGGCGGTCAAGTTAATCCTGAAGCTATTGTTGAGGATGAAGGCATTGTTTATTTTGGTGTTTATGGAAGTGATGATGCTACTAAAGATGGTATTTATAGCTATGGTAGAAACAAGAAGAACGGCGAATTTGCTTTAAACTTCGAGTATCCAATTACTTGCGATGAGATTGGAATGTTAGAAGTTATCGGTGGCTTACTTCATGTCAGTTATAAGAGTGATACTACCTACAGAATCTACAAGGTTAATGCTGCTGCTAAACAAACTGCAGTTTATGAATCAATTGATCTTGCTGCACCTCTTAATCAAAATCTAGAAACTACTAATTGGCTACATATCGAGGTTCTTTGTAAAGCTTTACCTGAGAATACTTCAATCGGTCTTAAATATCGTGCTAATAAAGATGACTCTTGGACCACAGCATATCTTGATGGGGATACTGAACTCCTAGATGTAGAAGATGCAGTTAAAGCTACTTTTGTAGTAGGTACTCTAGGTGAAATCTTTGAGGTTCAAGTGACTCTTAATCCTAGTGTTAATGCAAGTCCTGAAGTCTATCAAGTAAGAATATTTTTTGAGTAAAATTTATGCAAGAAATAAAAGAATATCAGCCGACAATAATAGAGTCTAAGAGTTTTCCTGGTGTTGAACAGGCAAGCGAAACTGCTTTAGGTAAAGCAAGTATTGGTTCTAATACTGTTACTCCTACTGAAGTGCCTGGTAGAACTTTTCCAACTCAAACAATTGCTAATACAGTAATTAGTGATTCTTTTGATACTCAGTCTAGGCGTATTCTTGATGCTTATGAGTTTGCTAAAAATGGCTCTCTTCAAGTTGGTGAGTATGAAGAAGGTGTGTCTGGTGATATAAGAATCAGTCCTAATGGCATTGTAGCTAGAAATTCAGACGGTGATACTACTTTTACAATTGACGGCGTAACAGGTGACGCTACTTTTAAAGGTACGATTACAGCCGGCTCACTTATTGCAGGTCGTACAGATATTGGCTCGATTGGAGGTAATGTTTTTATTGATGGCGAGAATAATAGAATAATTATAAGTGATGGTACTAATGATCGTATATTAATAGGTTATCACTTGAATGGATTTTAAATTATGGCTGAAAGCTATGGATTTAAAGTTTCACCTCCTGGCACAGATGTCAAGTCTGTTACTCTTAAAGAAGCCAGATATGTAAACACAAAAGAAGTAATGAAGGTTTACAAATGGGGAACTGTTACCTTTACTACTGATGGAAGTGGAAACTATACCTACACAATACCTCATGATTTAGGCTATGCACCTGCAATTGATGTTTGGGTTAAAGGTACTGCTGCTTATTCTTTTTTAACAGCTACTACTTATGCTAATTCATGGTTTCCTATTGGTGGTGCTAATTCATGGTTTGGTCAAAATGAAGCAGGTGGATTGTTTGCTTATTCAGATGCTAGCAATATTTATATTAGATCAGTTGGTGTATTTAAAGGTCAGACAATTACTGCTAGATATTATTTATTTGTTAATCCAATTCAGGAGTTTTCATCTACTTCTAATATTGCTTTAACTAATGATTATGGATTGAAAGCATCTATTGCTGGTGTTGATGTAAAAGATGGTGAAGAGTATCAAATGAGTGGATCTAGCAAGTATAAAAGCATGCAGTACTTTAAAGAAAGTATTAAGCAAGAAACTTTAACTTTACCTGCTATGTTTGCTAGTTTGATTGATCAATATGTTGAAGAAGCAACTTATGTAGATTTTATTCATGGTTTAGGTTATGCACCTTATTTTCAAGCTTATTTTATACCTACAGGAAGTGTTTTAAGAGAAATTCCTTATAGCGAAAATGATTTATTTTATGACTCAGGAGTACTTTATTATAATGATGTAGTTTATGAAGTTAGCGCTTGGTGTGATGCGACTAGAATTAGAGTTACATTTAAGAGAATTTCTGCATGGGTAGCACCTGATGAATATGCTAATAGAACTTTTAGCGCTCAGACAATAACAGTAAGAGCAGTACCTTTTGCAGAAAACTTAGCAGGATTAAATTATGGCGAATGAAATAGTTAAATTACTAGTAGATCCATTTGATTCACCTGATGTTGGTATTGAATACGATGCTTTTGGTGGTGGTAATTCTTGGGGATTTGCTTATTTAGGTGGAGAACAGCCTACTTGGGGTGATTGTGATGCTGCTATGAGATTTAGAAGTATTGCAATACCTAAAAATACTACTATGAATTTAGCTCGATTAGTTTATGACTATGATACTGTTGGATCTGCACCTACTGGTGCTTGGAAATTTAGAGTTTACGGTATTGCTGAAGATAATGCTGCTGATTTTGAATCAGGAAGTAATCCTTTTGGTAGGTCAAGAACAACTGCTTATGTTGAAATAAATGATTCTGGTCCTCCAACTTCAGGAGGCTCTAAAACAATAAATGTAGCTTCAATAGTTAATGAAATAGTTTCAAGAAGCGGATGGTCTAGTGGAAATGCCATAGCTTTTGTTCTTGTTGATAATGGATCTGATAATGATGTATGGGCTAAATTAGATGCTTATAATTCTTATTTTGCTTTTAGATTAGCTGCTGAACCTAATTTTACTCCTACTCCTAAATCAGTAGCAGCACCTACTTTTCCTTCAGTTGATAGTTATGGTATGAAAATTAGCTATCCTGGTTATGATGTTTTAGATGCTACTGAAGGTCAACTTTATTTTACTACTAGAAAAAGAGAATATAAAATTATTGCTCAAGGAAAAATTAATACTACTGCTAATACTGTTTACAATATTGCTCATGGTCAAAGTTACAAGCCTTGCGCTAGAGCTTTCTTTAAAAGTGTTTCGAGTACTAAAAGGTATAAAATTCCTAGATTTATACCTGGTGAAATTCAAGATCCTGATGCAGATGTTACTAATGGTCAAATCGAAGTTGATGCGACTAATGTAAAGATTATGACTACAGATTCATGTGAAGTTTACTATTATATTTATATAGATGAATTGGCTACCTAGCCTAAAAAGTGATAAGATTATACTATGCCGGAAAAGTCAAATGATGCTTTAAAACTTTTACAGAAATCAGTTAAAGATTTAGAGTTAAATTTTGCTATTAAGAAAAAAGAATATCTTGACCTTAGTACTAAAGCTGATCAGGTTAGAGATGCTATGTTAAGAATTGAAGGCGCAATAAATCAAATTAAACTCTCTATTAAACAATTAAAGGGTGAGGAGATTAAATTATGAATACCGCAGGGGAAATTCAAGCAACACTAAAAAGACAGTTACAAATGGTTTCAAGCTCTATTGTTTTTGCTGATGCCTCACTTCAAGATGAAATTAAAAATGCTTATCTTTGGTGTACTGATCAATATCCTTTTCCGGTCCTAGAGAAATCTAGCTATACTACAGCTACAGGTGATTATTATTTTGATTTACCAAGTCAATATAGATCTGATTATTTAACTAAATTGGTAATTGATGATGAAGAATACAAGTTAATTGATTTTCATGATTGGCTAGAATACAAAAGAAATAATCCTAATAATACTGATGAGCTTCTTGCTGCAATTTATGGTAGACAATATTTCATTTATCCAACTCCTGCATCTGGCAAAGTAGTTTATATATGGGGTATTATTCAGGCTGCTAATTTATCTTTTCCAGATGGTCTAACAATCTTCTCTAATTCAGAGGCTTCACTTAATGAAGCAGTTATGCGAAAAGCTAAAGCTAATTTGCTATCTAGTAAAGGTAAGCAATCTGATGCTGATAAAGAAGAGAATCGTGCAAAAGAAATATTAGCGATTGGTTGGGATAATATTCAATCTAGAAGAGCTAGTTTCCAAAGAAAAGATGCACCTTTCTTTAATGTACCTAATTTATTTCCAGATGGTCAATCTCAAGCTACAACAAAAAACTTTACTTATCATAGGAATTAAAATATGGCAGAAATATTAGCAGATGGAAGAGTTAAATCAGATAAAGGTATTGAAACGCCTCAAGAGGGTGCTTGGTACGATGGTCAACAATATTGGGGAGGTACTTTATCTCAAAAAAATCAAATCAATTCCTTGAGTAATCAAAAGGGTGCAGGTGAACAAGTAGGCGCTGAAGTAAGGGCGCAATCTGCTGCACAGCAAGGCGTATCTGCACAACAATTTGATGAATATTTGTTTGGTAAGAAAAAACAAACTCAAGCATCTAGTAGTGGTGGCGGTGGATCAACAACTAAAGGAGGTGGCGGCGGTTCTTCTTTAAGCGGTGGTGTATCTGCCGGTGCTACAGGTGCAGACTATAATGTAACTAAAGAATATGACAAACTTTATAAAGATCTAGGCATTGATGCTTTAAAAAGTGAGGTCCAAGCCAAGCAAGCTGAAATTACTGCTAGAAGAGAAAGATTAGCTGAAGCTTCTGGTGTGATTAATGAGAATCCTTTTTATGCTGAAGCTACTCGTACAGGAAAATTAAGACGATTAGAAGAGCAAGCACAGGCTGATATTGAAAATCTAGCTAGAGAACAAGCATTGTCTCAGGCTAATATTGATGAGGCTAATCAACAACTTGCTACTAAAACAAATCTAAGCACTCAACAATATCAAATAGATAGACAAGCTACTGCAGATTCAGTAGCAGAATTAAATACACTTCTTCAGTCTGGTGCTGATATGAGCAATATTAATATTGGTGATTTTGCTGCTAGGACCGGTATGAGTGTTGATACTATTTCTGCTTTAGTAGCTGCTTCTCAGGCTGCAGAGATTAAGCCTACAGTTATTCAATCAACTGATGATTCTGGTAATGTTACAGTTACTGTAGTAGATCAAAATACCGGTGCAATCGTTGGTCAGACTTCTCTAGGCAGAATTGGTAATGCTCAAAATAATAGTCCTAGTAAAGCTACCGAAGATGAAATTAATAGGTATTATACCGAGACTCTTAGAGATTATGTAGGAACTGGCGTAGGTGTAAGAGATGTATTTGCTAATTTTCAAGGTCTAATTGATCCGAATAAAATAATTCAGATTTATAATGCTGCAAGTCCTAATGGTCCTGCAAAAGAAAGTGTTGCTGAATTATCACAATTAGGAGTAACAAGTTATACCGGACAAGAATAAATCTTATGGCATATCGAGATCCTATCCTTGAAGCCAGATTACAAAAAAATGTAGCTGGTACTTCAAATCAACAAGCGCCAGTTATTTCTCAGCCTACTAGAAAGACTGGTTTTTCTGATCCAGCATTAGAGGCAAGATTAAAAGCTCCTACTGCTCAAAGACAGCCCTTACCTCCTCTAAGTATCCCACAAGCTACAGCTCCTCAAGATAATACTAGTACTTTTGGTCAAGGCATTAAATCACTTGGATCTCAAATTGCTAAGTTTGCTGCTAGGACCGGTGTAACTATAGTTGATCAGATAGCCAATGGTCTTAACTTTGCAGTTGATTCATTAGCTACTCAACAGCCAACAAGAGTGAGTGTTTTTCCAGAATTGGAGAAGAAAGCGCGTGATAGTTGGCTTAATTGGTATGAAAGTAAAAAAGATAAAGGTGATATTCCTACTCAAAAACTTCAAGGATTTGCAGATAAATTAAAAAAACTAGAATATATTAGACCTTCTCAGGAATGGGAAAATGCCTCAACTGAAGAGAAAATATTTGATAGAACTTTTGAAACAATTGTAAATATTGGTCCTAATATTATTGGATCATTTTTACCTTATTTAGTAAATCCAGCTTTGGGGTTTACTATTTCTGCTAGCTCAACTGCTGAAGATGTTAAAACAGAAGCACTTAATTATAATGTTGATGAAAAAACTGCTAGAGATCTAGGCTTGGCTACAGGTTTGGCGGTTGGTCTTTTAGATAAAATTGTACCTGATGAATTGTTTGGAAAAGAAGTAAAAGGTAAGTTTATTCAAGGTTTAGCTAAAAGAGTTTTTAGAACTGCAGTAACAGCTTCAAAAGAGGCAGGTACTGAAGTTGCTCAAGAGAATGTGCAATTACTTGCAGAATCAACTTTTAGAGATGATTTAGGATTTGATGAAGTTAAGGCTAGAAACTTAATGTCTGCTTTTGGTGGTTTGCTTGGTGGTGGTGTTATGGGTACTGTAGCTGATTTTGCTAACAATGTTTTAAGGAAAGATGTTTTAAAAGACGATAAAGTAAAAGAAACTAATTATGCAGAACAAGCTAAAAAAGCTATAGCTGAAGATGATCAGTTAGCTTATGAATTTGTCAATAATGAAAAGCCTAAAGCTAACTTTGTAGATCCTCAAGTCTATGCTGAATCTATTGGTGGCAAGGTTGGCGGTATTAAAAATGTAAATGATCTAGAGATTCCTGAGTATGCTCAAGGTCAAATTAGTCAACAACAAGTAAATATAGTTAAAGAGCAAATTAGAAACGGCGATAAGATCGATCCGGTAGTAGTTGATGCTCAAGGTAATGTTTTAGATGGCGCTCATAAACTAACTGCTTTTAAAGAAATGGGTGTACAAGATATTGCTACTGTAGTTAGAGAAGAAGCAGGCGCTGCTAAATTTGATTACAGCTCTACTCAGCTAGATCTACCTGCTGATACTGCCAATAAGATTAAAGAATTTGCTAATGCAATTCCTGAGAATAATTTATACAAAGATCCTGAAGCTAACTATGGCGCTCAAGTAACAGGTAGAGAGAATGAGCCTCATATTACTGTTTTATATGGTCTTAATACTACTAACCAGAATGAAGTAAGAAATTTAGTAGAAGCAGAAAAACCTATTGAAGTTGAGATGGGTAAAGTATCTGCTTTTGAAACTAATGATAAATATGATGTTCTAAAGGTTGATGTAGTTAGTGATCAGCTTGCTAGTTTAAATGCTAAGTTAGACAAAGCGCTAGAAACTCCTGGCAAAACATTTGATGATTACAAGCCTCATGTTACTATTGCCTATGTTAAAAAAGGTGAAGGCGCTAAATATATAGGCGATTCACGCTTTCAAGGTCAAAAAATTACTTTAAATGAATTAACCTTTTCAAACAAGACAGGAGAGAAGGTAACAATTCCATTCATCGGAAAAACAGCCGAAAAAGGGGCAATTAAAGAGGTCGACCAGAGTAAAAAAGAAGAGAAAAAGTATTCTAGAGACTTAAATTTAAGAAATCCTGATGATGTTGAGTATTTAAAGCGTATCTTTTCTGATCAATCAGTAGAAGATATGAAAAAAGGTGTTTTTAAATATGGAAGGCGTGAAGGTAAAGAAGTAATTGAAGAAATTGTTAAACATAATATTGTTGATGATAAAACTTCTTTTGTGAAAAATGTTAAACAAGAAGTAAAAGATATTTTATCTAAGAGTAAAAAAATAACTACTGAA